GTACCACCTGGATATGGTAAAACTGTAATGGGTTTATATATTGCTTCAATTATTAAAAAGAAAACATTAGTAGTTTGTCATAAAGATTTCTTAAGTAATCAGTGGAAAGAGAGAATAGAACAGTATTTACCAAAAGCAAAAATAGGTAAAATTAAACAAAAAATAGTTGATGTAGAGGATAAAGATATTGTAATGGGTAGCTTACAGAGTATTGCTATGAAAGATTATGATAGTAATATTTTCAAACAGTTTGGGTTTGTAATTATGGACGAATGCCACCATACATCAGCTGAGGTATTTAGCAGATGCTTACCAAAAATTACAACAAGATATATGTGTGGATTATCAGCAACATTAAATAGAAAAGATGGGTTACGAAGAGTATTTGAGTGGTTTGTTGGAAAACCAGTATATTCTTTAAAAAATAAAGGAGATGAATTAAATGTAATTGTAAAAAGATTTTATGACCCACATCCTGAGTATGGTAGGGAATTAAAAATGTGGAATAAAAAACTAAATGTTGCAAAAATGATTAATAAAATATGCGAGTTTCCACCAAGAAATTATATGATTATAAATACATTATTTCAATTATTAGAAGATGAACCAGATAGACAAGTAATTATACTAAGCGAAAGAAGAACTCATTTAAATATATTTGAAGATTTGTTAAAGATACATAATATTTCAGAAAATGATATTGGTTATTACGTAGGTGGAATGAAACAAACAGATTTAGATATAAGTTCTACTAAGAAGTTTATATTAGCAACTAATCAGCAAGCAAGCGAAGGTATGGATATTCCAACATTAAATACATTAATTCTTTCTTCACCTGTTAGTTCTATAGAACAAGCAATTGGACGTATTCAAAGACAAAAAAAAGAGGAAAGGATTTACACACCTACTGTGATTGATATAATTGATGAGTTTTCATTATTTGAAAGACAAGGTAATAAAAGGTTATCATTTTATAAAAATAATAATTATACTATATTAGATAAAAAAAAAGAGTTAGATGATATAAATAAGAATATTAAACACCAATTTATGATTGATTCAGATGAGGAAAATTAAGTATTTTTTCTTACAATAATTTTAGGAGCATTTTTTTTCATCCTTAATGAAGACGGATTATAGTCTTCTTCATTATCTATTTCAGTATTATAACCCATTTCTTTTCTTTCTTCTTCCATTTGTTGAATATTCCATAATTCTGGAGAACAAATACTGAAATTACTATGGTCTGATGCTTTATACCAATATACTTGATCTTCTAATTTATTACTTTGAACTTTATTATCAATTACTAAACATTCATAATTTTCAGTACATGAATCCATTACCTGACTAAAAACATCATAAGAATGGAACATACCAGCATATTGTTGAAAGATTCTTTCCTTCTGTTTAACTTGGTTTTCACGTAAAATAAATACATAGTCTACATTCGCACGAAGATGAGGAGGAACACCAAGTGGATATTGCATAGTAATCAATAAGAAGGTTTTAACGTGACGACCATTCATAAATAAATAACGAATATTTTTATCATTTTGCCATGTCTTATCATATAAACAATCATCTAATATCATAAATGCTCTGGGGTCTAAATCACTTCTTCCATATTTCTTTTTTTCATTAACATACTGGTCTGTAATTTTCTTTTGTCTATCAACAAAACGTTGTAATATTGTTGGGTCAAATTCTTCGTGAATTAACATTCCAGGAACAAAATTTTCGAAAAAACGATTTGCACTTTCAGTTGGGGAAATAACAGTTCCAATAGGCATATCTCTATGGTGATACATTACATCTCTAAGTAAGAAAGATTTTCCAGTATTACGTTTTCCAATAAATAAAACTACACTATCAGATTTAATATTTTTAACATCAAATTTTTTTAATTCTAATTTCATACAGATAGAACAGTCTGTTATTTTTTAATATAAAAAATAATATAAAACAAACATAAATATTTAAAAATCTGGCAATCCAACATCTATTTCTTGTAAAATATCTGTTATTTTTTCACCTCCACCTATAAAATCATTTTTTATCGATATAGTGCTACCAAATAAAAGATGAACTATTACAATAGATAAAATTAGTGAGAAAAATAGAAAAACCCAACTCATATTATTATTATTATCAGGGTTTTTACGTTTATCAATATAAGTAGTAATTGTATATAAAAATATAGTTAGTATAATTATATATACATATTGCATAGTATAATTCTGTAAAAAATAGTTATTATATTTAATATTAAAAGAACGCATCCTTAATTTTTTTATTTTTCTTCTTTTTATGAAGACGTATTTTTTCAATAATATCTGCTGTATTATTTATTCTATATGATTTCTCTTTTTTCTCTTCTTTATCTTCTTTATCTTCTTGATAATTAATTTCTTCTTTAGAATCAATATCTTTTTCTATAATATCTATTACTTGTTGTTCTATATCTGTATTTTCTTCATTATCTTCTTGTTTAGAAATAGATGTTTCTTCAATTATAGGCACTTCTTCTATAATAAGTTCTCCTGCACTAATATGCTCTTCTATTATAGGAGTTTCTACAATAAGTTCTCCATTACTACTCTCTTTAGAAACAGTTTCCTCAATAATAGGTTCTACGGAAACTTGTTCTTCTTCAATAATAGTATCATTAGTTAAATTATTGTTTTCTTCGACAACAGTATTTTCAATTTCTTTATTATTAGAAAGCTCCATTTCTTGTATCATTTGATATTGACTATTTATATCTTCTTCACTACTATCTTCACTTTCTATTTCACTTTCTTTTTCAATCTCTTCACTTTCACTTTCACTTTCACTTTCACTTTCACTTTCTTCAATTTCTTTTTCAGTATCTTCGCTTTCCTCTTCAATTTCTTTTTCAGTTTCTTCAGTATTATCTTCATCACTTTCTTCACTACTAACTTCCTCTTGTTCCTCTTGTTCCTCTTGTTCTTCTTCACTTTCCTCTTCAGATTCATCAAAGTTTTCTTCCTTTTGATTTTCTAAAATTAAATCTATAGGTAATGAATCAGTTATTACAGTAAATATCTTATTAGTAATTATCTTTTCAATTTCATACAAGTTTTTTTGACGTTCAATACTTGTTGTTAAATGATATAATAAGAATGGTCTTTTCCATAATTCTCTTGCGATATAAACTAAACAGGTGTGTATAAATACTTCCGCTGATGGAATACTAATTTTGATGCTATTTTTTTTCTCTTTTGGAATATCTAATAATAATATTTTAATATTTTTTTGATATACTTTATTCAATAATTTTTCAAAATAATCACATTTAACTTTAATCATAGTATTATATATTTTAAATATTCTTTCTCTATTCCAGTTTGGTATTTTGGAAAGTTTTTTTTGAAATATTTTTAATATAATTCTATCATTTGTAGTATTTTCAACTACAGAATTGTAAATATTTTGAAATGTAATAACAAAAGGTTTATACAAAACATCTGCTAAATGGTTTTTGTATTGTTCATTTTGTTGTTGTAAAATTTGTTTTTCAGTTATTTTTACCATTATTCTTCAAAATCTATAATTAATATAAAAAAAAGTCTTTAAACGGTTATTGAAGAGGATTAATTGCATGATTATATGGATTTTCTTTAAGAACACTTAATAATCCAGGGTCTAATCTGTCTTCTACAGCATCTTTACAAGGTTTAAGTGGCTCTTTTGTAATTACACCTTGTTCTTCTTTTGTAGTTGTTGGTTGGTAAATCTTACTGATATTATCACCACCATTATTTACTCTGTCTGAATCTAATTTCTTACTTTGTAAATCCACATCATTACTATCTATACCTACATTAGCACCCTTTGCATTAGGAGTATTACCACTCTTAATATTCAACATTTCTCTTGTCCCATCTATTTCAGCATTATATTCTGCATCATAAGAACGTGGATAATATTGGTTACCATTACCAGCATAACCTTGTTGGTTATTATTATCAGTCATAGTTTGTCTATGTGTTGTTTTAGCAACCATATCAGGGTCAATTACAACAGTTTTATATGTATGAGAACCAACATTACGAACTGTGTCAAAGTTTTCAATAGTCTCTCTTACTGTAGTTTTAGCTTCATCGTCTCCTTCAACCCAACCTTTATCATTACCTTTAGGATTTAGTAAAGTTGTGTCATGAACAGTTGTTTCTTTAATTGTAGTTTTCATAATGTGATTAACAGGATCATATAATGTAGGCTTTTCTGGGATTTGAGCGCTCATATTACCATATGTACGTGCTGAATCAACCAAGTATTCTTTTGTAGAACGTTTAAGAATATCAAAGAATGGTGCAACAACACTCTTAACCATAGAAGTAACATTATTCAATACGGTTCTTTGTTGTGTAATGTCACGTTCATTGTCATATACAAGAACACTTGATTTACCATAATCGAATGCTTCACCTTGACCTGGAACGGCAGGAGCAGTAGTGTGTATCCACTGATCTTTAGTCTGCTCGTAATAAGTGTCTGGTCTGTTCTTAAACATTTCACCTTCAAGACCTCTATTTTGAACTATACTACCTTGGGGACCTTGGAAAGGTAATTTATAACTTTCTTTTTGTCTGGATAAAGGTCTTAATTCATCAACAGTCTTAGGTTTAGCATAAAGTAATGTATCATTTTGTTGGAAACCACCAGAACCTTTAGTTGTAAAACCTTTATTAAGACCGGGACCTACAGTTTGTTGAGCTATAGGGAAGCTATTATTTCTATTTCTACTATCTACTACACGACCTCTATAAAACTCATCATTATTCTTCATACCATATATGTTTTCTTGAGTTGGAGCGAAGAATGTTTCCACTTCTTGTTTATGCTTAAATCTTTCACCTCTACCTGTGGAGTTTTCTAAATATGAAGATGAAGCAAATGGTTCAACATTTTGTTTTACATCTCCACGGTAAAAAGGTTGCATATTATTATGTTTAAAGTTTTCTGGTGAAATAGTCTCTCCTGTAAGAGATTGTATTGGTTTTTTAGGAGCATCTGCACCAGATTTATTAAACTTAGGTGTAATTGGAATAAATTGGTCTGCATATGCTGGTTTTGGAACTACACCTGTTTCCATAGGTGTTTGTGCTTGATTCCACATATTGGTTGATAATCCAAACTCTTGTTGTCTAACTTCGTCCCAGTGTTTTGAATCGTATAAACTTTTCATTGAAGGAACATCAGAACTATTTAATTTATTACTCATTATGTTAGCATGAGGGTCTTGATTACGATTAAATGCGTAACCAGCACCTACTAAAGCGGCTGATGCATAAGCTTCCATATGTATCTCTATTATGAAATAGAGGATAAAAAAACCATTTAATATACGATTAAAAAACTCTCTTTACATTATATTCCTTTGTAATTTTGATTTCTACATCACCTTTTTTAATAATTTTAGGTTTTTTGAGAACAACTTTTGTGGCTGTATATTTGTATTCTTTTTTATTTGAGTCTGAGGTTGTTTCTCTTATGGTAAATTCAATATTTTTTTTTCTTGGGAACATTTCAAATATTTTTCTGGCAGCTTTACTGGCAGCTTGACCTGGTAATTTACCTTTGTATAATCCTGTATTCTCAGCTTTACCGTTAATATCACTAATTGTAAAATTACGATTAGACATTCTATAATTCTATTATAATATACTATTTTATTTTTAAAAATTACCCTCTAACTGATTTGACATAACCAGTAGAACGATAAGATACTTCAGCATTAGGATTACCTGGAGCAGAAGCACCACAATTTGTAGGAGGACTCCAATTCTTCATAGGTTCTACATGGACTACATCTTGAGATGCACCAGGAACAGCATTTGTTTGATCTCCCACTTTTTCAATTACAGGAGCATGATTATCTTTAATCATAATACGATTACTTACAAGATAATCGAATGGAACAACAGCCTTATCTTGAGGATCGTAACATAACCATTCCCATCTGTTAATACCAGTTCCTCTTAATGTACAAGGAGGATTTGATAGTCTTGTAGCTTCTGTGGGAGCAGTACATTTTCTTGGGTCTTGAATACCAGCAGCGTTACAAACTCCAGGTTGAGTAGGACTATAAGCACCTGGAGTATATTGTTTGGATGGACACTTAGATTGTTTGTAGTTTAAACCTAATAATTCACTACTGGCATCTACAGTAGATCCTTGTTCGCAGAATCCAGGACCCCAACTTTGCCATCTGAGGTGAGGGTCAGCAGGAATATCACGACCACAAGGTCCATCATCATTTGCTGGAGTATTTAATTGATACATCCCGGGTGCAATAGTTCTAGTTAATTTATCTTGATAAGAGCAATAATCTCTTCCTTCTTTAATACCTGACATTCTTAGTATATATCACTAAAAAAATAAAATATTTTATTTCTATCACATTTTTATTTAATGTAATAACATATCACGATGATATCTTTGTTGTTCTAATATTTCTTTACGCAATTGATAATCTCTTGTAGGTAATCCTCCTCGTTTCCAATCTTCAACGACATTTTCTACATTTTGAATATCCTTAACAGAATCTGTTAATTCTTCAAAGTTGTATGTATTCTTCTCCATTAAAGTTTTTCTACAAGGATATACATCTCCTTCTAGATTTGTTGTAGAAGTTCCTTGGATAATTGGTAATTCTGTTCCAGGTTCGACTGCAGGCTTCAAGTTAGGAATACCTTGATAAATACGTTCGAATAATTGAATCTTACAACGGTCACGAGTTAATTGACTAGGGTCATTACGAAGAGCAGAATATTGATCTACAAGGCATTCATCAGCAACACCATAACCTACAGAAGCTCTAAGATTAACATGGTCATATTGGAATCCAGGAGAACGAACATCTGGTGATTCGCATTCAGCTGGTAAATATTTATATAATCTCCATGATGCCATTTGATCATTTTGGAAATCTTTAGCTTCTTTTGCACAACAGTCTGTTACGTAATTTGTAGAATCTAAAAATACTCCTTCTTTTGACATTTATATATATTCTTCTATACCTTAAACAATATATTATTATTATATTTTCACATTCAATACTAAATCAATAATTATCTATTAATGTATCTATAAGCTCTATATTCACATTCAACACCATTTCCTTCTTTACAAGTTGCACCAGTTCCATATAGCCATTCTGCATATTCACCTTGTTTGTTAGGTATAGTACTTGATGGAACAGTATAGAATTGTCTTTCAGAATTATCTCTACCAAAGATATCTGTTACATCTCTAAATACTCTTTTATCATAGTTTCTCTCAATTTGGTTCTTAACCATAGGGTTTTCAATAGGGCATGCTTCTGGTCTATCTGGAGAATACTTGATGTCAGTAACAGAAGGGTTCATAAAAGGATTTTCTACTGAAGATATAGTGCATAATTGATTATTTTGTATATCTACATTATTTTTCCTTAAAAACTTCTCTGCTAATTTTCTTTCCTTATTCTCAAACTCATAAATTGGTATTGTTAATAATCCAATTGTAATACCTATGACTAAATATCTATAATCAACACGAATTAATGCTAATAATATACTTAGATATAAGAAAAATCTTGTAATTGCATTTAATTTTTCATCTAAAGTCATATACTGTAATGGTAATATTTTATGGAAGTTATCTTTTGTTATAAAACCTTTTATATCATAATACCATATTTGTTCTGTCATTATAAATGTTAGTATCTACTATTTAATAATAATAAAATATAACTACAAATTTGAATAAAAAAATCAAAAAAATAAAAAAGAATTTTAAAAATCAATTTTCAAAAAAGTTTTTGAAAAAATCAAAAATTTATGTTAAATTTGTAGTTATATTTTATTCATTAGATTCTTCTTTCTTAGAGTCTTCTTTATATTTCTTTAATTTACGTTTAAGTTTATCAATTTTCTGTTGCTTTGTCATATGGTTACTCATATGTTTTACAGCTTTCTTTTTTTGAGATTTATTTAAGTTTAGATTACCTAAGCCTAAATTACTCATCATATCAGGAGTCATCATATTTTTCATCATATCCATCATACCACCCATACTATCACCATCACCGGAACCCATATTTTGGAATGAATTAAACATAGAACTTAAACCAGAAAGTTGGGAACCTAATTCTGGTGGTAATAAGTTAGGTATCTTAGTAGATAAATCAATAGCATCTTTTAACATATTTTGTTGATTTAATTCACCACTTGCTATTTTACCCATCATTTTTTGACTTACATTACCAAGAACCTTACCAAACTCACTTGAAGGGTCTTGAATAGCACTCAATATATTCATATTAGGATCATTCAAAGATTCTTGTAGTTTTTCAACATTAATATCACCCATCAACTCTTTTGCAAGCTTACCTAATGATGAGTTTTCAAGTTCTTTGAAACTATCATCCATTGTAGTTGCTGTCTCGCGTAAAAACATTTCTTGTAATAATTCTAATTTACTCTTTAGTGTTTCATCTTCTATATCTTCGAGTAATTTATTATATTCATCTTTATTATTTAACATCTTAATAATAGATACAATCTTCTCAGTATCTATATCATTTGTAGTGAAAATATCAAGCAGACATAAGAAGTGTGCGAGAATATAAGGATTTTTTATTACGCTTAAGATTTGTGAAATCTTAATATTTTTATATAACATTTCATCTTTAATTTCTTCATTTAACTCAAGTTTATTTTCTTGTTCTCTAAATTTTTGTAAAATATTTGAGTTATTAATATATTCAAAATATGTTTCACTCATTTTATCCATACTTGTAAAGTTATTTCTTATAGAACGTAGAATATCACGAGCATCTTTTTTAGTTTCCTTATATTCCTTAGCATAAGTTTTGATTTTCTTAAGAAAATCTATGTAATATTGATTAAACACATATATTTGTTGGTTATTAGACATCAACTTATATCTCAATAAAAATTATATTAAAAATTGTCTTTAAGTTAAAATTAATTGTAAATCTTTTTATTTAAGACAACAAGAACTCTAAGATACTTCCAAATTACATCCTTATTATCATCAGTAAGAAGTGACCAACACTTCTTAAGTTTATTTACAATAGCACCCGCATCTTTCTTATCATCTAATTCATTATAATCTTTCTCAAGGAAAAACTTTTCATCTCTATTTAATATTTGTTCGTACATATTACTTGCTTTTTCGTGAAATATTTTACTTACAAGACTATTGTCAGTCATTAAACCTGCTTTTAATGCCATTTGATAAAAACGAAATTCTGTATCATTTGGAAATACTTGTATTAAATCATTTATCATACTCTCGAAGTTTTCATTAAATTTACTAACAAAATCCATTATATTAGTTTTGTAGTTCTTCTGATGGAGGTAATGGATTATTGTTTAAATACTTTTGTAAATCCATTTCACGAGATGATTGTAGATTACCTAAATCTGGTAACTCTTTCTTTGTTCTCGTTTCTTTATTAGTTCCATTATCATCTTCTGTAGTTTCTATTTTCTGATTTTCATTAATATCCGCCCAATAGTTAATTCTATTCTCATTTATTTTTCCAGGTTCATCATCTATCATAGAAAAACCATCCCCTAAAGAGTTTCCTATAATACTAAATGACATAGGTTCATCTATTGTTGTATTATTCTTCGATTCTGTCGATTTAGAAGTTCCATCTTCTTTTTTTGGTAAATTGAATAAAAATCCCTTACCAGGAACTAAAAGAAAATCGAATACTTGTTTTCCAGTCAATAGATTTTTATTATTGGTGAATAATAGCGATGGTACTGAATTAATTATTTTTGGTAAAGATATACCCTTTGATAAATATACATCAATATTAACTAATTTAAAATATTCTGTTGCGTTATATCGCTTAATATTGTCAATTAACATACCACATGATTTACAATGATTACTGTAAAATAATAACAAATTATTATTCATTTTATATTAATTAATAATAAATATTAAGTATTTAAATCATTTAGAAAAATATAACTACAAATTTTGATAAAAAATTCAAAAAAATAAAAAAGAATTTTAAAAATCAATTTTCAAAAAAGTTTTTAAAAAAATCAAAAATTTATGTTAAATTTGTAGTTATATTTTATTCAAATCCATCATAAAATAATTCAATACATTCAAGCATTTTATTAGTTTCATTATTAATCCAATATTTTAATGTTTCTTCTAATACTTTTAATCGTGTATTCCAATCACTTTGACTTGATATTATCAATATACCACTTCGATTATCAATTTTCCAGCAACTTTTTATTCTTTTGTTTTCTCTTGTTTTATAAGAATCTGGATTAAAACGAATGAATATTAAATTGCGGTACTTTATATCTGTTGATATTTCCATTAAACGTTTATTTTCACAACTACAATCATAAGATGTATGTTGATTTTCATCAACTTCTATAATAATAACTTGATAACCTAAATCTAACAACAAATCTGGTCTTCTTTTATAACACCCACCTTGAATTATTTTATCACATATCCAAGTAAAATTAGGATATCTTTCAAGAATATAATCTCTAACAGCTATTTCTTTGGTTTTATAATTTTTTGATTTTTCATTATCAGGAAACATATGACTGAAACAGAAAGCACAATAACCTTCATATTTATGATTTGCAAAAATATCACACCAATCATTTTTACATCTTTTACTGATAACATCAACCATACCATCTTTTTTATGGTCTTTACAATATAAAGGTTTTGTTTCTCTTGGTTTATTATAAATAGGGTATTTATTACATCCTTGGTTCATACATCTTTTATTGACAACATCAACCATACCATCTTCTTTATGGTCTATACAATATAAACCTGATGTTTCTTCTGGTGTATTGAAAGATGGTATTTTATTACATCCTTGGGTCATACATCTTTTATGTAGAACATCAATCATACCTGCTTCTTTATGCTCTTTACAATATAAACCTGATGTTTCTTCTGGTGTATTATAAATAGGTCTTTTATTACATCCTTGGGTCATACATCTTTTATGTACAACATCAATCATCCCATCTTTTTTATGAGAATTACAATACAAACCTGATGTTTCTTCTGGTGTATTGAAATATGGTATTTTATTACATCCTTCGCTTTTACATCTTTTATGGATAACATCAATCATACCTTCTTTTTTATGGTATTTACAATATAGAGGTTTTGTTTCTTCTGGTTCATTGTAATAAGGTCGTATATTGCATCCTTCGCTTTTACATCTTTTATGGACAACATCAATCATACCTTCTTTTTTATGGTATTTACAATATAGAGGTTTTGTTTCTTCTGGTTCATTGTAAGTA